AATTAAAAAAAGAAATAATGCTTGATTCTTCATTGTTTGTATAATTTATATAGTGAAAAAAGTTTATAATAATAATTGATTTGATTATTTATTAAATAAATTATTTTACCTAATTAAAAGATGAGCAACAAAAATGCACAATGGGAAACTATGGAAATAATTGAAGATGATGAAGAAGAAATTCAAAAAGAGCCAGTTGCTCCTAAAAAACGTGTAAAGAGAGAACCTGCTGTGCTAAAGAAGTATCATTTTGATGATCCAGGTGTATTTGAAATTGGTATTGATGAAGCTGGAAGAGGTCCTCTTTTTGGAAGAGTTTATACTGCCGCTGTAATTTTACCTAAAGATGACACTTTTGATCATTCTAAAATGAAAGATAGCAAGTTATTCCACTCTAAAAAAAAGATTTCAGAAGTTTCGGAATACATTAAACAAAATGCAATCGCTTGGAGTATATCCTATGAAGATGAAAAAGTTATAGATGATATTAATATTTTACAAGCCACACAAAAAGCCATGCATAAGTCTATTACATCCACATATATGATGGCTACTGAAAAAAAGGCACTACATGGGGAAAACGCAAAAATTCATTTGCTTGTTGATGGAAATTATTTTAATCCTTACACGCAATACAATAAAACACGCAAAATGGTTGAAACTATTCCTTATACTTGCGTTGAAGGAGGTGATAATAAGTATACATGCATTGCAGCCGCATCTATTTTGGCAAAAGTAGCGCGAGATGAATATATTGAATCACTTTGTGAAGAAAACCCAGACCTAATTGAAAAGTATGGCATTGATAGTAATAAAGGTTATGGAGCAAAAAAACATTTGGAAGGAATTAAAGAACATGGAATTACAATTTGGCATAGAAGAAGCTTTGGAATTTGTAAACAATTTGTTTAAATCTTTATTATTATAAAAAATTGATTTCATTCTTTTTTTATAATAACAAATAAATATATATAATGGTTAAAATATTCGTATTTGATACTGAAACTACAGATAAAGGTCCTGTTGGTGATACACCTGGTTTAGATTATAATGAAAAACGAATGATTGAATCAGCTTTAGTTGAAAAAAATGCTGGAATAGCCACGTCATATTGGGACCAATGGGTTCATTTATGGCCATATATTACACAATTGGGATATATTGTATACGATACAGAAAATCCTCAAAGCGCAAAAATATTTGATAAATATATTGATATTCCCGCTGGAATAGAAATTTCTCCTGGAAGTAGTAAAGTAACTCGAATTTTTACAACTGATGAAGATGTTGTTAAAAAAGCAATAGTTGACGATGAAACTGGACAACTAATTACACCCGACACATCAGGAATATTTATCTTAAGTCGAATTAAGGAAACAACACCAAACAAAATGATACCTATATCTGATGCCATTGCTGAATTTATGGAAGATTTAAAAACATGTGACTATGTTGTTGGTCACAATGTCGACTTTGATAAAAAAATGATTCTTGCAGAGTTAAAGCGTTTGAATAGAGATCCAGATTTTTATGGTGTTTTAGCCATGGATAATTTTGTATGCACAATGATGAAAACTATTAACGTTTGCAAAATTGAAGCACGCACTAAATTTGGAAAAAAGTATTTTAAATTTCCTAAACTTAAAGAAGCATACCAAACTTTATTTGGTTATGAGCCAAGCGGACCAGCTCTTCACAATGCAATTATTGATGTTGTAATTTGTTTACGCGTATTTTGTAAATTAGGTGATCCAGTTGATGTCGATGTTTGTGGAACAAACGATGAAATAACAGAGCTTATTAATTCATTTTCACCTCCAGAATTTCAATGTCCTATTAAAAAGGCAGGAAAGGCTAGAAAACCAAAAAAAAAGGCCACTTCAAAAAAAGGGGGAAAGCCTCGTAGATCTAAAAGGTTACAAGCTAGTAAGAAAAATAAAAAATAAAATATAAATATAATTATACAATATTTATATTTCCTTAATGTTTATGTAATTTTCTAGATTTACGTTTATTGCTTCTTTTTGACGTTGATTTATACTTTTTGTGATTTTTTTTACTTTTGCGTTTATTTTTTCGCTTATATGTTTTTCCACCGCTTCTCTTTAATGCTTCTAGTCTTCCTTGAAGTTTTGCCATATCTTCTTTTTCATTCATATCTTGTGTCCACTCTAATGCAGCTTGATCAGCAGTTTGTTGCATTAATACATCTACTTGCGCCTGATCTACTGGTGGTTGTTCCGACTCTAAAGCTCTTTCAGTTTCTCTTGTTCTTCCAGATAAAGCTGTTTCCATTTTTTGAGCTTTCTTCAATTGCATTATACCTTCTAATGCTTTAGATTTTTGCAAATTTTCTTTCATTTCACTTTTAGTTGTTGCTTTTTCAAAATCTTTATTAACTTTTGCAATAGCATCTTTAATTGTACCATCGCCAATTTCTTGTGGTTTTATAGTAAATATTTGTTCTAAACTCATACTTGCAACTTTATTTGAGTCTACATACAAGTGTTTTCTATCAAATGCTTTTCTAAATAAATTATTCATATATTAATAAAATAAAATATATTTTACGCAGAACACATTTCACATATATCATGTTCTTCTTCATTATTATTCTCATTTTTTTCAGGTTCAAGAGTAAACTGTTGCGCTTGATGTTTTGCCTTTCGCCTCAAATAATAAATTCCTGTTTTTAATCCTTGTTTCCAAGAATAAAAGTGCATAGATGTTAATGTGTTATATGTTGGATCTTCCAACCATAAATTTAAACTTTGGCTTTGACAAATAAATGCTCCTCTATCTGCAGCCATATCAATCAAATGTTTCATCGGAATTTCCCAAACAATTTTATATTTGTCTCTTATTTCTTGCGGAATAATAGTCAAATGTTGGATACTACCTTTATTTGCAATAATATTGTTTTTCACTTTATCATTCCAAATACCAAGATCTATCAATTCACGCATTAAATATTTGTTTGCAACTACAAATTCACCCGCCAAAGTTCTTCTGCTGTAAATGTTACTTGTAAGAGGCTCAAAACACTCATTATAACCTAGAATTTGTGAAGTACTTGCAGTTGGCATTGGTGCAACAAGCAATGAATTACGTAGACCATGCGTTTTAATAGAGTCTTTTAATGCATGCCAATCATAACGAGTTGTTGGCTCTACATTCCACATATCAAATTGCAAAATACCTTGACTTGCAGGAGAACCTTCAAAGGAAGAATATGATCCTAGTAAATTTACGTCTTTTTCTTTTGTATAAGTTACTCTCAAACGCTCATGGTCGTACTTATTGATTTTATCTGACAGACCATTTACTGGTCCTACCAATAATGGTTTTAACAATTGTGCACGTTCTATAGCAATTTCATTGCTTTTTTCTAAAGCGCCGTGATAAATTGTTTCAAAAATTAGTTTGTTTACCTTTTTTGCTTCTTCACTATGATAAGCTATATTCATCATAATAAATGAATCAGCTAAACCTTGAATGCCGATTCCAATTGGCCTATGCTTAAAATTGCTACACTTTGTTTTATCTGTTGGATAAAAGTTAATATCAATTACATTATTTAAATTATTGGTTACAACCTTTGTAACTTCGTGCAATTTTTCATAATCAAACTCGCGCGTTTCTTCATTTACAAACGCAGGAAGTGCTATAGATGCTAAATTGCACACTGCCGTTTCCTTATCATCTGAGTATTCCATAATTTCGGTGCATAAATTTGATGACTTTATTGTTCCAAGGTTCTTTTGGTTACTCTTATTATTTGCCGCATCTTTATACAAAATATAAGGGGTACCTGTTTCCATTTGAGCATCCAAAATTTTAAACCACAAGTCGCGAGCATTAATTGTTTTACGAATTTTTCCGTTTTGCTCATACTTTTCATATAGATTCTTAAATTCATATCCATAAACGTCTGCTAGACCAGGACATTCATTAGGACAAACTAAAGACCACTTGCCATTATCTTTTACACGCTCCATAAAAAGATCAGAAATCCAAACAGCATAAAACAGGTCGCGTGCTCTCATTTCTTCGTCTCCATGGTTCTTTTTCATCTCTAAAAAATCCTCAATATCTGCATGCCAAGGTTCTAAATAAATTGAAAAAGAACCATTTCTTTTTCCACCTTGATTAATAAAACGCGCAGTATCATTAAAAACTTTCAACATTGGAACAATTCCTGTAGATTTACCATTTGTTCCACGAATTAATGAATTTGATGCGCGAATATTATGAATGTGCAAACCAATACCACCAGCCCATTTTGAAATGCTTGCGCAATCTTTTAGAGTATTAAAAATACCTTCTAAACTATCATCTTCCATTGCAATCAAGTAACAACTTGATAGTTGTGGTCTAGGTGTTCCAGCGTTAAATAATGTAGGCGTTGCATGTGTAAAATATTTTTGGGACATCAAATCATACGTCTCTTTCACAAGCTTCATATTATCTCCATGAATTCCAACTGAAACGCGCAACCACATATGTTGTATTCGTTCTACAATTACATCATGCACTTTAAACAAATATGCGCGCTCCAATGTCTTAAAACCAAAATAATCAATTAAGTAATCTCTATTATGATCCAACATATTCTCCAACTCTTCAGAATTTTTCATAATATTTAACCATGTTTCATGAGATAAAAGTGGTGAATGACAACCATTGCTGTCATGAAAAAAATATAACTGCTCCATAACTTTAATAAAACTAGGATTTGTATTTTTTTGGTGATTGGAAACTACAACTCTTGACGCCAAAATACCATAATCTGGGTGTTGCGTTGAAAGTGACGCACATTGTTCGGCTGTTAACTCATCAATTTTAGTGGTTTCTATTTTATCATAAAGTTGATCTATTACTTTCATTACCAATGAAGAATAATTAACTTGAATGTTTACCTCTTGACCCAACTTTTTTACTCTATTTAAAATTTTGTCAAAAGCAATATCCTCTAATTCGCCATTTCTTTTGGTAACACGCATATCTTCCGTCATTCTACTATAATAACATGTTGTAAAATTTTTAAGTCAAAATTAAAAATAATATAAATAGTATCAAAAGTTTTTAAGGATATAAATATAAAATTTTAGTTATACTATTAAAATGTCAAAAGAAAGCGTCGAAGGTATTATTTTAGTTCTTAGTTGTCAAAAACACTTTAACTCTCGTTTAAAAGAATTCAAATTGCCAAAGTCACTTTATTCTGGTTGGAAAGTTATATACGTTATTGGTGACCTTTTTCTGGATGTAAATTATAGGCTAGAAAACAATATATTAGTAATAAAGTGCGAAGATTCATATATTCATTTATTGAAAAAATTTGTCTTATCAATAAAGTACTTGAATGAAATATACGAGATAAAACAAGGTATATTGCGTTCAGGAGACGACTTAATATTTAATGAGTCAAACCTTGTTACATTTTTAGAAACTTCTAATAAACCAAACTTTTATGGGTGTAGTCCTAGAGGAGTTAGCGTAATAAAACCAAAATTAGATCATCTTAAAATTACTAGAGATGACTACTTTATGATTTATTATTATCTGCAACATCAGGAAGATTTTGAAAATCCGCAACACAATTTGAAAGGCGTTGACATTGTAAAATATAAAAAAAGGCCTCAAATAGATGTTGGTCCTGCAGGTGTTTTATACTATATATCTAATAAATCATGTAAAATACTGGTTGATCATATGGAAAAAATAAATTTTGATATATTTCATTTTGACGAGTTCACTCAATCCTATCCATACACAATTGAAGACTGCGCTGTAAGTTTTATTTTGTATTTTAACCAAGTTGATTTTATACACTCAAATAACTTATTCTCTTGTGGTGTAAATAATTCAATAAATAATTTTCAAAATGTTATAGCAATTCATACAAATAAATATAAATAACAATACTATATTTGTTAAAAATATTATATCCAAATAGTATAATGTCTAATTATCCTGTTTATTGTATAAATTTACAACATCGTAAAGATAGGAAGTTACATACATTAAATGAATTTTCCAAATTAAATATTCCTGTTAATAAAGTGAATTACCCTTATTTAACTAAAAACAAAAAAGGTGGTATTTTTGGTTGTTTTGATTCGCACATGAAAGTTTGGAACGATTTTTTTATAAATTATCCTAAACAAAAATATTGTCTTGTTCTTGAGGATGATTTTGTTGCTACAAATAGATCAAAAATAATAATTGCGAAAGCTGCAAAATTTATAGATAAAAACTACGATGCTATTGATATCTTAATGTTACATAATTTAGCAATAAAAGTAAATAATAGTATCAACAATGAATTTTTTTCAAATGGATATGGTTTTCTCTCGCATGCGTATTTTATTACTCGCCATTACATTGAATCTATAATTCTTAAAAATAAAAGATTGCCTAAACCAAATGGACGTCATTTTGATTTTGAAATGTCAGTAAATAAATTTGACAAAGATAATATGCTATATACTGAAAAAATATTTTACACAAATCAAAATTGTATGAAACAAATAAATAGTAAAAGTGATAATTATGTGAATATTTTTGACGAATTATTTAGACAAGATGTTAATAAACCAATACAATATATTGTAAAATTATCTGCTTTTGCCAAAAAAAATAATATGTTAAATGATGAAGGCGTTAAAAGAGTTGCGTATTTTGTTAGTTATTTAATACACTAAAGATAATATTTTAAACCCAAGTTTTTTTAAGTACTTATATATATTATGATCAACTATTCAATTATTGCATTTTTTTTATTTTTTATAGTTACATCATTACTTTTAAAAGGATGTGTTGAAGGGTTTCAACCCGATGTTTTAGCAACAAATCAAAAATATCCTCAAGAGGAAGATGATATCTTACTTAAAGGAGATTATCCTTTAACTGGTCGTCTTGGTGTTTCTAAAAATAATGCATACAACATTTGGTGGCATTATCCAATTTTTAAAGTAGGTTCTTATGCTCAAATTACAAACAATATTAAGTATCCTAATAATCCAGATGATGGACAATGCATGCCTGCCGAATTTTGCGGTGCACTCTATAAAGAGAAACCTAATATGCCGTCAAATTATGCAGAACCTTTACCACCTGTACCAGATTGCCCAGGTGCACGCGTTAATTATTATACAACACAACCAAATTTATTACCATTTAAGAACCCAGGAAATATTTTGTACTAAATCTACCTTTATAAAAGGTAGAGCAAAATGCGTAAAATAAAAAATATTATTTGTATTTACAATTAATATTTTGCTTCATTTTTTAAAAGTTGCTCTTTGTCTCATCAATAGATTCTGTTCGAATCTTAATAATTTCTATTTGCTGAGATTGCGTTTGTTGATTTATTACAACAAACTTACCATCATCTTTATTAAAATTCAACATACATCCATTTCCCTTAATTGGCTCCAACTTATCGGATTCTTTTTTTACTCTTTTAACAGGAGCACGATGTGCATGTCCAGTTACTCTTTCTTTTTCAATAATATCCCAAACCTGTTGAAGTTTTCCTATGCTATTAGCAAACCATTCTTTATTTCTTAAAACTAAAACGCAACTATATTGTTCCATCTTCCAATATATATTTTTAATCCAAGTCATATTATATTCTGGTGATTGATACATTTCAATCATATCTTCCTCCCATTTTGAAAAACTTTCTATGTCTACAATATCCAAAGGACAATACACATAATTAGGGTTTCCATCTTCTTTTGCAAAATATAACATAACACCCTTTAATTGTGATCTTGATGAGTTATTGAATGTTCCATCGCTCATAAATTTATCAAACGCACTTGAATCATCAGAATCTACATACTCTACAAATTTTGTTTCTAAAAAGTCACACTCATCCAAATCACAAGTCTCCATTTGCATTTGCATTTGCACCCAGTATTCCTTCTTTGGTATTCCATCTATAACACGATTTACAATATTTTTAATTTCAAGCATTCTTCCATATGTTGGAGAATTTTCATCAATATTAATACCATCTGGAGATGCACCTAAAAACGGATATTTATCATGTTGTATGCATCCAAAATCACCAACTTTAACGCCATATTTATTTTCATATACCATGACGGATAAAGGTTCATACTTTTGTCCGTGATGAAAAGGAGTGTTAATATTCACAAAGGATGATTTTTCGTATACATTTAGAGGTTGACACTTTTCATAAATGAGTTGGTTTCGAGTGTTTTCACCTTCAAATGCTTTATACGCATTACTTGCAGTAATTAAATTGTGCCTAAACTCATACCATTCGCTAGTTCTTTGTGCTGGTTGAGGTTTTTGCTTTAAATATTCAAGTTTCTTTGAAATAATATCCTTATTCGATTCTTTAATAACGAATGTTTTTTCAAAAGATCGTTCTGGCATAAAATGCTCATAAAAATATTCGGCTGCTTCCTCTACAATATCTGCCAACTTTTCTTTCATTTCAAAAAGATAATCAATATCGTCATTTTCATCCAATTCATCATAACCCATTTGAATTTCCATTAACTCTGTAATATCTTCAATAAAAGTTTCGTGAAAATCTTCTTCAATGATAGCGCATGGATTATCGTTTATATAATCTTCCATCACTTGTATTATTGTTTCCAATAATTGCGATGTATCTTCTTGCATTATTTCGAGTTTTTCTTCGTCAGGCTTTATCTTATTTAATATATTTTCGAGATCTTCCAAATCGTCAAAATACATCGCTCTTTTACTATATATTATGTTGAATTCTTTTTATATCAATTATTTGTGATAGTAAACAAATAATTAATCTTTATTGTCATGTGATTCTGATGTATTAGAAACAGATTTTTTATGTTTATTACTAGGCAAACTTTTCAAAGTAGAAACGCGCTTATCCAAATTTTTCAAAGTAAAATGCTTGGTTGATTTATTATAAAATAGTGCTGGTATTTCTTTAATATTTCCTGTAACCTTATCATAAACAACATCTTTTACTCGAGTTAAACGTTTTTTATCTAAACAATCTTTTAAAAAAGAAATCAACAATTTTTCTTCCTCTTCATTCATTTTTTTTTCTTTTTTGTAACTTTCGACATAAGATAATATTTTTTGAGTTTTAATTGTCTTGTTAAGTTTGCTCCATGGTTCATTTTTACTATTATTTTTTTCTTCTTCTAAAAATTTATCCAAATTTGATAAATTATTTGATGATTTTGTTTCAACAATAGGGTTACCATTTAAAAGCATTGTTTTATATTTGATGTTTTTAAGCTCAATACATTCTTCTTCTTTAACAATCTCTGTATCTTTTTCTTCCATGTATATATTATTATAGACTTGAGTTTAACTTGATTTAACAAGATATTTATTTATATTATTTTCACAACAAATAAAATAAATAAATCTATAGAGAGAATATATGGAAGATAAATCATCAACAAAAAAAATAAATATAATTGGAACAACAAATAGATATCAAATTAAAAAATTAGTTGCGCCAAATGATCCTAATAAAAAAAGAGAAATAACAAATAAATGGAAATTGCAAAAAGAGTTTTATCAACAAGATTATCAACTAAAATTTTTAAATGAAATAGCATGTATAGATTTTGAGAGAAGTGAAATTCACAATTTAATTATTTCACAAATAGTAAATAAATTAAATGGTTATAAACATCAAGATATATTAAAAAAACTAAATGATGATAGTAAACTTATTAAATTGAATAATGTAATTGCCAAACTTATTTCTTGTGATTTGAAATGTTTTTATTGTAAACAAGATTTGCATGTTCTATATGAAATTGCGAGAGAAATGAGTCAATGGACATTAGATAGAATAGACAATGATAAGGGTCATTTTACAGATAATGTTGAAATAGCGTGTTTAGAATGCAATTTGAAAAGAAAAAAACAAAATAGTGAAAAATTTCTTTTTACAAAACAACTAAAAATTGTTCGAAATGATTTTTAATGCCAGCCTCTTTAAGCTGAAAATATATATAATTTAATTATCTACTTAAAGAAAATTTAGAATTTCTTGCTTTAGAATTCGATGTTTTGCTCTACTTTTTCTAAGAGTGCAATATAAATGGAATGGAAATGGACGCCAACAAATAAAGAACCATATGAAAAAACTATGAGATATTATAAACGCGAAGAACAAGATCATATGGAAAAACCACCTAATTTTGAAGATTTAGCACAAGTACATTCACTCGGATGCAATGAAAATAGCGGTTGGGAATCTGATACTTTCTTAGAAAATCAATTTAAAGTTGATAATAAGAGAGAAAATGCTTACAATAGAATGGCTGAACGTGAAATGATGAGTCAAATTGGACAAAACCCCTTTTTAGATGGCAATGATTATGTCAAAAATGTTGTCGCAAGAGATTTGTTTTTAAAACCTATCAACACAAATAGTGATAGAGAGAAAAAGAAAGAAGTGGAAGAGTAAAACACTAATTTTCTTTGCATATACATTGATTATAGTTATTCATCAATAATTATAATCATACTTTTCTGTTATTTGTATTTTTATTTGCGAATATAAAAAGCATCGCCCCATTTGCAATCTCCAGCCCATTGTGTTTCAACGCGATGTAAACCAAATTTTAATAAATATTCGTCTATTTCTGTAATTAAAGCACAATCTTTATACACATAGTCACTATTTACTTCTACATACAAATACTCCACATTTATTAAATGATCCCCCATTCCCTTTAAAGCTTTCAACTCGGCGCCTTGTATATCGAAATTTAAAAAATTATAATTAATATTGTATTTTGGTAAAATATCTTTTAATAATTTGGTCTCACATTCAAAACTAGCAATATAATGAACCTCTGGATGAAAATGCGAATGTAAACCAAATTCTAACATAGAAGACGATTGCCCATTATTTGAAACTTTAAAATTTATTTTTTCTACTACATCAGAAACTACCGCATGTTCAATTAATATTTTTGGATATTTTTGTTTACATGCTATTACTTTTCTAGGCAATGCTTCCACCCAAAGAATTTTATCCCTAGGTAGATATTTTTCATAAGATTCTAATTCTTCACATTCGTGAGCACCTACGTGTAAAATTCCCTTAAAATTTATATTATACTTTTCAACTAAACTTTCCAGTGTAATAAGCATATTATAAATATAAATTTATATTTTTTCTTTAAATTATTACATTAAATTATTATATCTTGAATAAACCAAATTATTAAAATCTGAATATATGCTACATGTTTGCAAATAAACACTTCCATCATGAACAATATGATCATATTCTAAACCTTCTACTATATGCATGTTCAAATCTAATTGTTCAAATAACAACGTGTTAAAATAAATAACATCACATGCAGAAGACTTTGGAATATTTTCTGTTTCATTTGATAATTCTAAATTGTCTATTAAATACTTATTAATAACATAATTACCAGTATTCATTAGTATTAAGCTTTGACTTTTTATTGTATCATTAAAACAGCCCTTTTTTAAAATTGAACCTGATAAATGATAATAGTTGAAATTAGGTCTTGCAAAAGACGGAGCTAAAATTATATTTTTTTCATTATTAATATTTTTTTCTATGTAATTTTTTGCTTTAATAAAGTAATCTTTATAGGCAAAATTGTCAGAATCCATAAGTACTATCCATTCATTTTTTGCCAAAGAACAGGCCTTTATTTTATTTAAAAATGGCCCTAAACGTGATTCATTTTTAACTAAAATTAATTTATTATCTTCGGGGAAACATGTTTTAATTTTTTCTATATCATTTCCATTTTCATCGGTTATTATAATTTCATCAATATATTCATTTGCTAAGTATTTTGGTAAATATCTTGATAAAAAATTCTCAAATCTATCTATTGTTGGAATACATAAACTAAACATATAAATACTATAATATATTTTTTATATTATTTGTTCTTAAACATAAAATGTCATTTTGTATTTTGTAATTATGCCACGTACATTTATCAAAAAAATTTTGCCAGTATAGATATGTCTCATAGTCATCAGGTGTTCCCCAACAAATATAATTTTCCACTTCAAAAACTTTTACTTTTAATCCCATTTTAATATTTTGATTTATAATATCATCTACATAAAACTCATTATTACTTCGTATATCATTTTTATAATTTTCATTCAAACCATCTATAAAATACTTTGTTTTTCTAAAAAACATTGTTCCTATTATAACATGACTTGTTTTGATATTATGTTTATTTGAATCAAATTTTTTACAAGAAACACTAAGAATATTATTATTTTCATCTACTTCCATCCATGCATACATATTTGGGTTGTTTTTACTTGTTGGATTATTCGTAAAACTCCAAACTATTACATCTACACTTTTATCATCTAACAAACATTGATACTTTTCCTTATTGTAATAAACCCCATTGTCGCAAGCGCTAACTAATAAGGAATTTTCTAAATTTAAGTTACAACTTTTTACTCCTATTTCTGTTGTACAAGCCTGTCCATTTGTTACTTTATCTATTGAAAATATTTGAGAATTTTTAAACCTATCTTCAAGAACTTCTTTAATTTTATAGTTTTTTATATGTTCTTCTAAGCATACGAACACCTTATTAGTTGTTTCTGGTAAACAATTGACCGCTTGAACAATCATAGGATCATTACAGACGTCCAATAAAGGCTTTGGTTTTTTATATCCTTTCACCGAAAATCTACTTCCGGCTCCAGCCATTGGTAAAATTAAAGTTGTATTATTGCTATCTGGATAATTTTTTTGGTACATTAGAGTATTATTGAAATATTTTGACCAACTTTTATAAACTTCCAAGTCATAAGGAGTTCCCCATTGTAACATATTTTCAATTTCAAATATATTTACATGTAGTCCATCTTCTATCAATAAGTTGTAAACCATGCTAACGTAATACTCATCCTTAACTTTAATTTTTCTATCCATTAAAATTTTAAAATATTTTTTCATTATTGATCCAGATTTGAAGTAATAAGTTCCATTTGAAGCATATTCACTCATTCTATTATTTGTAAATGGTTGTTTTTCTTGTATTGCATGCATCCATCTAGAACCTTCTTCGGTTTCTTTCAAAAATGCATAGTTGTCAGTACCTAACATGTGAGGATGAAATCCTTTATAACAAGCAATCGCTCCATCTGCATTTCTTGCGCGGTTGTCCTTTAAAAACTCTTCATAGTTCCAATACGTTCCATAGTCACAATAACTTATGATTACTTCTTTATTATCGTCAATATTTTCATAAATTAAAGATACAGCTTGAACGGGACCTTCTCTTCCTTCTACTGGAACTTCATATATTTCACCATAAGGGAATATTTTGGTCAAAATTTCTCTCATACTTGTTTCTTTTAAATGTTTGTCGTTGCATATAAACTTTACGTTTTTTTCATTAGGAAATAAATTAACAACATGTTCAATTATTGGTTTACCATCTACTTCTATAAGAGGTTTTGGATCTTTATAACCCGCCTCTACAAATCTTTGTCCTAGTCCAGACATCGGTATTACTATTTGAACTTCTTTCGTATTTTCCCATTTTTCAATATTGTAAGACTTTGTACAAATCATGTCTACTATTATATTCTCTTCATTAAAATATTTTTTATATTCTTCTATTTTTTCTTTTTGATTTTGCAGTTCAGGTGAAACAAAGCACAATTTAAATCCAGCATTTTTCAAAATTGAATATGTTAATTTATTCAATGGATTTTTAGTAAAACAATCAACCCAAACCCATTCTATTTTACCTTTCATATTTATAACAGAATCTATACTTTCAAATTCAGAAAAACGTATAGCTATATTTTTTTCACCTTCCGCGCTTAATTTGTATATCATTGGAAAAGATGAATCTAAAAAAAAATAATTTACAACCCCATATTTTTTTAATAATTCTAAAACTTTATACTCTATTCTTTCACTTTTAATATTAAGAATGATAAATGCATGATTATAATATTTTAAAAAATCTTCCAATAACACTCCTTCTACAAAAGGATCGTGGGCTAAATATATTCCACCTTTCTGGTTATCCCTCAAATCAATTTCAATTCCATAATTACTTGGTATTTTTTCTAATTCATTCAATGTATTTATACGATGACAACAATAAAACATTTCTTTGATTTATAAATATAAATATAATTTTAATTATATTTATTATATGATAATCTCTTTATTCAAAGAATTTGATATTTATAAAAATTTATTTTCAACCGATGAAAATGGACGAAAAATTGATGTATACAAATTCAATAATTGCAGAGTTTTTGGGGTGAATATGTATTATCCAAATGTTTTATTAAAAAATGAAAAAACATTAATTTTGCCATTGTTAGAGAGAACAATGTCTCTTAAATCTGGTACTATTTATGAAAAACATAACATGCAATTTGAAATTAAAGAAAAAATTAGTATCATGCTTGAATATTATAACCTTCCTTTATTTTTTTTTATTTATAACACCGATAATTATTTTCATTTTCTTTATGATTCATTGCCATATTTAATATCATATTTAGAATTAAAAAAAACTATTCCCGAATTAAAATTATTAATGCAATATCCAAATGAACAAAAAACATCATTTTATCCATTTGTGCTAGAATTTTTAGAAATATTAGAGATAACAAAAGAAGATATAATTTTAGTAAATGAGAATTTTATTTATAAAGAAATATTTGTTTCAACATCTTATACACATGATATTGATTCTAACTTGCCTCCTAGAAAAGAAATATACGATTTTTATCAAATGATTGTGTTAATGGTTATTAAAAAATACAATAAAAATATTGAAACTCCCAAAAAAATATATATTTCCAGAAGAACATGGCTGCACAATGATTTTAGTAATATAGGGACAAATTATACTCAACGTAGAAGATTAGTAAATGAAGACAAATTAGTTGAAAAACTTAAAAGCGAAGGTTACAAAGAAGTTTTTACTGAAAATTTGAGTACAATTGAAAAAATATTGTTTTTTTGTAATGCTACTCATGTTTTTGGTGCAATTGGAGGAGGCATATCAAATGTATTATTTTCTCCAAAAGAAACAAAACTAGAAGCGATTGTTTCACCAACTTTCTTTGATGTAAATCCGAGGTTTAAATATAGTTTAAATTGTGTGAATGTATTTTATAATTATAATACAGAACATATAGAAAAAACTGATTTTAAAACATATATGAGAGTAAAAACAAAAGATGAAAAAATTATTGGAGAGATAGAAAAAATATATGATAATAAATTATTGATATCATATACAGATGGCTCTAACACGGGATGGAATGCTCAAAATACATATAAAAAAATAGAATTAAATATGGAAGATGTTGAAAAATTAGATAATGGATTAAATAGCCCTTGGTATATTTTATTCAATTAATTAAAACATAATTGTCATCAAATTTTCTACATTTTCAATAACTGCATCTCTTATAAAAAAAAATAATTTATATTATTGCTTTGAAACGGGGAGAATATTTGAATTTAACGGAATTAAATATTGTTTTAATGAATATTCAAATTTTATAAAATTTTAATACTATACTTGCATTTTATATTTTTTATAAAGGAGAATAAATGTCTAATATGAATCTATAATTTTTATTTATATTAATTTTTTCAAATAAGTTGTACTTATTTGAATAATACAAAAAATCATCTTTTGCATCCATGTAAACTTCTAAAGGAAAAGTTATTTCATTTTTAATTGTAATATAAAGAACTTTAAAATCCTCAACATGTGGTCTATTTAAGCAATAATAAATTTTTTTGTAATCTTTTTGCAATCCAAAACATTTAAAATTATCTTTACAAAATGTTTGAAGAAAATCATTATTTTCACTAGTTCTGTATGTTTCTTCTGGAAATGTTTCAAATAGGGTTTTAAAAGAATTTTTTTTCCAAATGGATGGAGAAACATCATATGGCGTAAATGTTTTACCGCTCGCGGAATTTAAATTACACAGCGGTACATTATTTTTTTCAATCAAATCTATTCCTTTAAATACGTTTAAACTACATCTGTCTATATTATTTTCATTCATCATTTCAATAATATTAGTTATAAATTTTTCATTAAAATTAATTATAACTTGCACGTCGTGTACTACCAAAATAAATTCTGATTCAATAAAAGGTAAAATATTATTTGTCCATCTTTCTGCATAACACAAATTTTTGTCATATTCAATATATTTTTCAAATCCATTGGGTTTTATTATTTTAGTTTTATTACAACAAAAAATTTTATTTAAATTTTGAATTTTACATTTTTCAATAGACTCCTCAATTATAGGCCATAAAACAGAGTAATCAGTATGTGAAAAAATAATTAAACTCATAATAATAATATATAATAATATATAATAATATATATACACATTTTATTATATTGATTCTTTTCAAAATATTATATTAAACTATTGTTATACTAATATTGTTCTTATAATACATTAATATTACAATAATTTTCGATATTTTTCTGCGTCCCATTTATTTAAAAAACAAATTTCATTAAGAGGCAAGTAATTTTTGTTAAAATTATTATCTAATATCATCAAGTTAGATTTTAGTACCTCTTCAATTTCTCTACACTTTGTTATAGAATGAGCATTTATATATATTTTATTGTTAAACGTTATAATTTTGGGAGGTTCATTATACTTGTTTTTGTATTCATCAATATCGCTTAAGCTTAATAAAATTTCTACTCCGCAATATATTAAAGCGTCAGGAAACGTTATTTTTTCTTTAAATAGTTGGTTTCTTTCTAAAAAAAAATTATTAATCAAAATATCTTCAGATAAGTATGAAACGTTATAAGTATTAAATGTTGTATTTATAATATTACTTATCTTATTTGTATTTTTGTAATTAGTAAAATCTAATTTTTGATACAGCTCAAATTTATCTAATACATCATTCAATAAATTAAAAATTTCACCAATTTCATCGTGAGTAATAATTAAACCATGATTTAATAAAAAAATTACATTTTCATTGTTGTATTTTTCTTTAATTTTATTACATATTTTTATTCCTGGAGTAAAATAGTCTATTATTAATGATTTTGGATAAATTTCTTCTATTATTTCTTTTGCTTTATTACTTATTAAAATTTTATTAACTTGAATTGGATGTAAATGTATAGTATATTTTTTCAAAATAGAATGCATAAATGATTCTATAGAGCCACGTTTACTCCCTATAAAATTATATTCAGTTACATCTTTTACAGAATTATTTTTTATATCTTCCAATAAAGTAATGTTATTCATAACAACATAACCATTACTTTCGTCTATATTTGTTAAATTATATCCAGATGCTTTAATAAACATTAACTCGTTTATTTTAACTGAAGTATTACCCCCTCCAGCTTGAACCAAATCAAATCTTTCGCCACAATACTTTGAAATTACTTTTAGTATTTCTAATTCATTGTAAATGGCAATAAACTTTGAATGCAATTTTTTAAAGCAGTTAAATTCTAGATTTGTTTCATGAAACCAATAACTTAATATACTTGCATTTAATGCGCCTTTAACGTCTTTTTCATAATTATCTCCAATCATTATTACTTCATATGGGTGTAACTTCATTTTTTGTAAAATTGCATTAAACATTTTTATGCTAGGTTTTTCAATTCCAACTTCTTCGCTTGTTACAACAACATCAACATATTTTAACAAGTCTAAGTTTTCTAATTTTATTATTTGATACTCAGTTTCATAATCTGTTAAAATTCCTATTTTCTTACCCAAATTTTTATTCCAAATAATAAATTCCTTTACGCCATCAAAACAAGCCATGTTTTTATAAAAAACATCCCAATAAATTTTGTTTATTGTTGAAACAAAAGAAATATCTTCCTTTAATTTTTCTAACAAATGTTTAAAATAAATACCTTTGTTATGTGATGACGCTGTTAAATTAAGTTCATTTTTTAAATTTTTAGAAATATTTGTATACTCTCTTTTAATAATGTCAATGTTTAAATTAATATTATTCATAACAATAAAATTAAAAGCTTCTTCAAGCGCTTTTCTGTGACATAAATCATAATCATATAAAGTATTATCTAAATCAAATATTATACCTTTATAAAACATATTATAAAAGTATAACAAAATATATTTAATATCATTTTATGTTTAAAATTATTGTTGTAATAACCTTTTCGTAATCGTCTATGTTTTTAAAGTAAAAATAAATAAATTTATTAACAACTTCTATTTTTTCAATAACTAATTTATCTGTAAACTTTGTTAAGTCACCAGTTGATCTAACACCAACTTTCAAATACACATTTGGTTCATAATTTTTGTCAAAACTTTTTATATCAAAAATTTTATCAGTATATAAACATACAATAATATCTGCTTTTTCTTTTTGCGGTTCAATATATTTTTTGTAATCATCTTTTCTATCAAGAATCTGTTTATATATTTTTTCAATCGTATAATCTCTTTTTGTAATATCTCTCTTAATTTTCCAAGGAATTCTCAGATTTTCATCAGTATCCATATAAATTTTTAAATTTGTTATGTTATCGGATACATATAAGCTGTGCAATCCACATATAATTATATTTTCTTTACTTTCAATCAATTCTTTGTCTGTAAATTTTCCCGTTTTATGATCATAATCAACTTGATAAATATTATTTCCCATCTTTAAATCAAAAACATCTTTATTCATTTTTGTTATGTAATTTGCTTCAGGATTTAAATGTGTATAATTTTCCCATTTACTATCTCCTCTTTCCCATTTATGATATCTATCGCATTCTAACACAAAACTATCATCAAACGCATTTTTTATTATTTTTGTTAATGTTGTCTTACCTGACCCTGAATCTCCTGTAATAGCAATAGTATTAAATAAAGATAATATTACTAAATAATCTAGATCTATTAAATTATGCAAAATATTATTGTTATTTAAATAATAATATAACAAGGTTTCATTAACAAAACCATATTTTTCTATTAAATTATCTAAATGTAAATAAAAATCAAAATATTTATTCATTAATTCAGGACACCCAAATGCTATTATATCACAAATGTATTTATCTTCTGGGTTTTCAAGTTTTGAAATGTCTATTTTACTATCTACAGGTATATTTAAATTATTCATGTTTAAATTTTTAAAATGTATATATGAATTAATATTTACATCAGGTCTAAGTTTAAACACAACGTCATATTTTATATTTTCTATTTTTTCTATTTTTTTTCTTTCCTCATTTAAGAAATAAAATTTGTAGTTTTGATTTATAATATTATTTTTTTTCTTCTCTTTGCAAAATTCTATATTATCAGAAATAGTTATATGCTTAAATTTAAGTAAATTTATTAAATTATCATAGCTTAAACACTTATTTAAATATTTACTTTCCTTTTCTTTAGTGATATGGATATAAATATCAACGTCGTTATTGTCTATGATGTATTTTTTTAAATTTTCAATATTATAATCGAAACTTCTTAAATACCCAGAGATTAATAATGCAAATTTCATTTATAAAATTTTATAATATAAAAGTTATTTTATAAATTTGTAAATTGGATAACCTGGTTGAATAGATTCTGGCTTACTTAAAAATTCAACTTTTAGATCATTTTTAACAGCAAACTCATCTACTGCTTTTTGAGTTCCAGGATGACAGGAATTGTAGTCATCTCCTAAAAGCCACCCTCCTTTTTTGAGTTTATTCCACCAAAATGGCAGGTCTTTGCTTACCGCTTCATAACTATGATCGCCATCAATAAAAATTGCATCAATAGATTCATCAGGTATTTGCTCATTTGTAACACTCAAACTAGGACAACGATACCAGGTATATCTTTCATTATATTCATTTAAATGATTTTTTATATTTTTAACCAATTTCTCAAAACCACCATATTTTAAAACATCATCAGCAAAAGCATCATTTGGATAATAACACATTGGATCAACTAAGTATAATTTTTCTACATGAGTATTATCTAAAATTTCCTTTGCATGAAAACCATAACCTATACCAACTTCAACACAAGTTTTGAAATTATTATCTTTAATAACTTTAGAGAAAATACCATAATAATAACCAGCCCATCCACCAGGTCCACCATTTGGACCTCCTGACTTCCATATGTTAATTAAATCAGAATAATATTTATCGTATTTATCCATAATTAATATATATATATTTTATAATAAAAATTATGTTGAAGAACGAATTATTTAATTGTCTAAATAAAGACACATATCCACCTTTTAAAAACGGCCTTTACCTTGAAGAATACTTTTATAAAAAAATAATTGAAACAAACCCTAATCTAAGTAAAAAATATATTCCTGTCAAATGGACAAATTTTCAAATTGAAGGTTGGTTCCCATCTAAAAAAGAAGAAATGCAAGCTTTATTAGATAATTGGGTTAGAGATAACCCAAGCAACAATGGTTATTTTACTTTAGTTCAATACGATGATGGACCTTTATTAAGACTCCCAGAAAATACAATTGTTTATGGTGCTTGTTCAGGAGATATTCCTATACCTTTAATTTATCAAGACATAAATAATACACTTATTAATATTCCAAAAAGACAATTTAAGGAAAAACAAATATTCTGTTCTTTTGTTGGAAATATCACCAGTAATCACGTTCAACCAAATGTCAGACTTGAGATGAAAAATTCTCTAAGTAATAACCCAAAGTTTGTATTTTATGATTCGGGGGGATGGACACCATCTGTAAATGTAGATCTACAAAAAAAATTTGTTAATATTACATTGAATTCAAAATTTGCATTGGCTCCAAGAGGTTATGGTAGAGGTTCTTTTAGGTTTTTTGAATGTTTACAACTAGGTACAATTCCTATATATTTATGGAATGATAATGAATGGTTGCCTTTTAAAAATTTAATAGATTATAAAAGACTCTGCATTTCATTACACATTTCGCAAATAAATAGTTTGCAATCTATATTAGAAGAAATTACAGAAGATGATTATAATAAGATGTTTGAATACTACAATGAAATTAAACACCTATTTGAATTGGAAGGAATGTCAAATCAAATTATACAAGAAAATTTGTAACAAAAAAATATTTTAAAATTCTAAAATAAAAGATTAATTTCTATTAATAAGTATTTAAAAAAATGACAAAGATAACATTAAATTATGACCTCAAAAGCAACATATACCACTCAAAATGATTTATTGTTAAATAATTTGATGGATTTTTACAAGCAAGATAACAATATGGATACTATGCTAAAAATTATTACTGGTGAATCCAAAATTTCTCTCCGAATCGTAGATTGGTTTGCTACAAATTATGCTAAAAAATATTACACTTTATATTCCATTGATGAAACGCGTAGATTCAAGGTTTATGTAGATTACAAGTTGAAGTTAAAGGCTTACAGCAAGAAGCGTTTTGACCCTTTTTGCAGATGGGATAGAATCAGTATTCCTTACAAAGACGGAACGTGTATTGAAACAACAATTGGTCAATTGAATTTTTTTAAATGGGCTCTGGAAAATAAAGTTATTCATTACATTGAAGAAAATTATGAAACAATTGAAAAGGATATGAATGCAAGAAATAGTACATCAAAAAGAAAAGAAAATGTTTCTGAGAATTCTAAAACAAGAAAGAAGAGAGAAGAACTTTCTATTTCTGCAACAAAAAGTATAAAAAAAGAAAAGGTCGAGATTGTTGTGCAATTTCACTAACTCTACCTTTGATAAAGGTAGAACCAAAATACAAACCTAAAATTTAATATTTTTATTATAATTGAATAAAAATATTTGATAATAATTAAAACTACATACGTCATGTGTTTTCGTCAAATCGGGAGAAAATTTTGTTTATATTTATCAAAGCGTAAATTATGCACAAATATTAAAAAAGGTAAGGTTAATTTAAAAAATTTACAAGGTTGCGATTTATCTTATATGAATTTATCAGATGTGAATATGAGTGGTGCAATAATGACTGGTTCTAATTTAAAAAATACTATTTTAAAAGGGACAAATCTACAAGGTGCAAATTTAAGTGGATGTAATTTATCGGGTGCAAATCTATATGAAGCAATTTTAAATTATACTAATTTCACAAATGCAACTTTAATTCGAGCAAATCTCAGTGGAACAAAATTATTTAAAACAAACTTTACAGATGCAAATTTATCCAATTCAAATTTATATCAAGCTAAAATAAATGATACTATTTTCACAAGAGCTATTATAATAAATGTTATTGTAAATGAATTTAAGTTGAATAAATCAATTATTGATGGTGCTATTATACAGCCAAGAGAGTTTCTAAGTCAAAAAATATTTTCAATTATTACTGGTTCTGAATCAATCAATTTAAAAAAAATAAAACCAATAAATGTGTGATTATGTAAAATAGTATTTATTGGTTTTATTTCATTTTTTGTTTTTGTTTTTAATTAAATATAATAGGACCATGGGGCAACCACATTGAATATTCGCCACACGTGCATTTTATTGTTGGATTTATATTTGTTATATGCGTTTGAACACCATTTCTTAACATTATCATTTGAAAATTTCCGCAGACATAACAACACACAGATTCATAAAATCTCATAGTTTCTTCAAAATAAGTGACTATTTCTCTTTTTTTAAAACGTATAAAATTTATTTGTTCACTCTGATGCACATCATAAAAACTATAGTCTTTTATTATATTGCACAATTCTTGTGGCAATGGCAAAGTATTCACAAGAAAGTGTTTCTCGTAGTTAATGGTAGAATTGAATTCTGTCATGTTGCTAGTTTTAATTCTACAAAAATATAGAAAATCAAATCAATTTTTTCCTTTGAATATATATTTTCAAAGTAACTTAAAGAAAGTTCAAAAAATCGTTGGCCAAAACCCCCCCGGTTTTTCATTTTTGGACATTTTAAAATGTCCATTTTTGACTTTCCAAAATACTTTTTGGTTTTTTATTTTCTCTTTTTTTAAAAAAATCGATTGTTAGCATAATGCTTTAAAATTAGTTTTTTAGAAAAAAAAATTGTTATTGTAAATTTTTTGAAAAAATATCTTTCTTTTAAAAAACAATTTAAGGCGTTTTTTATATTAGGATATAATACTAATGAATCCTAACGCCGAAACGCCAAAAAACGCCAAGGTTTTTGATTGCAAAACTTGTGACTTTAAATGCAGTAAAAAAAGCGAATATAATAGACATATTTTGACATTGAAACACAAAATCCTAACAAATCCTAACGCCATCCTAACAGAAAAAACGCCAGAAAAAAATTTTCAGTGTAAATGTGGAAAAATATACAAACATATGTCGAGCCTTTGTCATCACAAAAAAATATGTAAATTTGATACAGATTCGCAAACCACTAAAGATGTAGAAAAAGATGCATCGGCTCCCATAAGTACTGAGTGTGTTTTGGAATTAATAAAACAGAACAAGGAATTGCAAAATACCATTGTAGAACAAAGCAAAACAATAGCTGAATTGGCGAATAAACCAACAAGTATTACAAATACAAATTGTAATAATAATAATAGATTTAATATTAATTTTTTCTTGAATGAGCAATGCAAAAATGCAATGAATATAACAGACTTTGTTGACTCTCTCAAACTCACTCTTCAAGATTTGGAAAAAACAGGAGAACTTGGATATGTAAAAGGTATTACAAATATTATTGTAAATGGTTTGAATGAGTTGGATGTTTATAAAAGACCGATTCATTGTAGTGATGTAAAGAGAGAAACAATGTATATAAAAGATAATGATGCTTGGGAAAAAGAAAATAGCGATAAAGCAAAAATAAAAAAAATGATTAAACATATTTCTTATAAAAATGCAAAACAGGTGGGAGAATGGACAAAAGAAAATAAAGGTTATAACGATTCTTCCAATAAGAAAAGTGATAAATACTTAAAAATTGTTTCAGAGGCAAATAGCGGAGAAGATAATGAAATAAATAAAATCATATCAAACATTACTCCAATAATTACAATAGATAAAGATAATGTTTCAAAAAAAATTGAAATGCCGACATAATATAATAACATTTATCAAACAGATCAAAACAATGCAAGACTTTACTTTTATCAAAGATACACAATCAAGAAATCTTGTTATTAATGGTTACCATGCGGTATCAAGATGTGAATCATGGAACTTCTTGAAAAATTTTAAACCTAATAATAACGAAGGTTTCATGTTTACAGACCATCCAAAGGTATATGAAATTGGTCATATGATGGAATCTTGTCCACATCCACCTGGTCATAGTGGGTGTTCATTTGCCTGGACAATGAGACAATTAGAATCTATTGCAAAAGATGGTTATCAAAATTACAAAAATAGTTGGATTGCACGTGAGGAGCAACGAGAAGTTCAACAAAGACGCATAAGGCTAGCTCAAGAAGTTGCAAATAGAAGTATTTCAGTACCAGAAATACCTCCAGTATTAAATGAAAATCTACAAACCTTTCCAGAAATACCACAGGAATAAAAACTAAGTAAAAACTATAATTTAAAAATATATTTATCTTTAAATTATGGGAAATTCTCAATCAATTCAAAAAATTAATTTTGAAGATATGCAAAACGTAATAAAAAATCCGGAAATCTATCTTTTAATAAATACACTTCCAGAATCAGAACAAAATTGTTTAATTCCAAATACAATTGCTCCTGTTCAAGAAGAAACAATGATAAATACTTTTTTACAGAAAAGAATAAAAGAGATTCGGATTGTTATTTATGGTAGAAATTCAAATGATGATAAAATTTATGAAAAATACAATCAATTATTAAAATTAGGGTTTTATAATATTTTTTTATATACTGGTGGTTTGTTTGAATGGTTAATGTTACAAGATATTTATGGTTTTAATGAGTTTCCAACAACATCAAAACAATTAGATTTTTTGAAATATAAACCAAAACAAGTACTCAATGTAGGATTATTAAAATATTAATTCATATTACATTGTAAACCAAGATTTGCAAGTTCATCGGCGCGTGTATTATCTTTTCGATAAATGTGTTCATATTTTATATTATCAAATAATCTTGATAATGTTTTTGCTTTTAAATAATGTTCAATAATATTTACTGATTTTACTTTATATTCCCCTTTCATTTGTTTGATTATTAATTCACTATCTCCCATTACTAATAATTCTTTGATTCCCAATTCATTTGCTCTAGAGAGACCCATAATTAAACCATGATATTCTGCTACATTGTTTGTTTCTTTATCTCCCACATATTTACTATTAGCCCATATTTCTTGATCATTTTTATATATTACTGCACCTGCACCAGCAGGGCCAGGATTTCCTTTACTACATCCATCAAATTTTAAACAATATTCCATAATAGGAGTAATTTTTGGAGTGCACAAGGAAATTAATAGTTTGCCTAATGCTCTATTTGGTGCTGTTGATGACATTATTATTATTATCTTTGTATATTTTTATATCTTTTGATATCAATTTTTATAAAAATATATATAAATGAATTTAAAGTATTTCTTTAACGCATTCGTATTTTTTCCGTTTGTTTTTTCTGATACAGAATGTCCAATAGTTCCATCATTATCATTGGATAGGAGAGAAAATAAAAATAAATTGCGATTAGTTCAATATAATGTCGAATGGTTATTTATTGATTATTGTGGATCTTCTGATTGTCCAGGTAATGGATGTACATGGAAAAATGAAAGTGAAGCAAATACACATTTAAAATCAGTAATAAATGTAGTAAAAGAATTAAAACCAGATATTATAAATTTTTGTGAAATAGAAGGCTGTGATGAATTAAATATGTTGAGAGAAGGATTAAATTCAAATTTATTTAATTCTTACTTAAAAAAAGGCACTGATGGAGCAACAGGTCAGAATGTTGGACAACTTACAAAAATAGATCCTTTGGTTTCTCTCTACAGATCAGAAGAAAGATATCAATATCCAATAGAAAAATCGCAATGTGGATATACGGGAACTCCAAATACTTCAGGTGTTAGTAAACATTATATTACTGAATACAAAATAAATAATATAGATATTGCATTTATAGGAGCGCATTTATTAGCATTTCCAACAGATCCTACAAGATGTGCTCAGAGAGAAGCGCAGGCAATGATTTTACAAAAAGTAATTGAAGGTTACGTTGAAAAAAACTATGAAATAATTTTAATAGGAGATTTTAATGATTATGATGGAGAAGTATTAGATGCAAATAATGATAAACCTACTTCTCTCGTCCTTGAAATTCTAAAAGGGGATGGAAAGTACCAATTATTTAACATTGCAGAAGTTATTGTTCAAAATGAAAGATATAGTGCATGGTGGGATAAAAATTCAGATTGTAAATCGGTACCAACCGAATTTTCTATGATAGATCATATTCTTGTAAGTGAGTATTTGAGAGAAAAAGTAATTAATGCATACATATATCATGGATACGAAGAAAAATGTGGAATATATAACTCAGATCATTATCCAGTTATAGTGGATTTTGAATTTTAAATATAATCACAAACAATAGCTGTAAATCCGTTTTCATGTTCAATAATCATAAATGGCTTGCCACAACCAAAAATATCATCATGTTTAATATATTCATCGCAAATATCTTTTGGAGCGTGTGGGTCTATTTGTTTTCCTGTTTTTTTAATTATTCCATGCCTAAAAATGCGACAATTAAGTTTTTCAATAAGAACGCATAAATTACAATGTGGACACAATACTACAATATCTTCTTTTAATTCAACAGACATTTATTAGACTTTAATAAATGTCTTTAATATTTTTTTCTGTATTTTCTAGACTTTTTAATAGTAAATTTTGCTCTACTTTTTTTAAAAGTAGATTTTTTAAAAGTATATTTATGTTTCCTTTTTTTTGCTATACTTTTCTTAAAAGTATAATTAAATTTTCTTTTGCGTCCACCAAGAGACTTATTTTCAGGTATGACATCAGCTAAAAGACCATATAATTCTTGTATTTCTCTATCCTCTAAAAAAGCTTTTTTCATAACTTTTGAAAATTGATCTGGTAAACGACATTTTACTAAATTTCTTACAAATGAAGCAGACATTGCGGGTATTGGCACAGAATCTATAGCTAAAGATTTTAGTTGCATACATCCCATAGATTTGTAAACAGACATATTCGTTCTCTCTAATTGTATTTGTTCAAAACCAACAGGAACGGCTTTTTTTGTTAAACTAGGTCCCAAAAATTTATTATAATCTCTATCATCTCCTATGAATAATTTTACATTCAATCCTGGACGAGGATACATGTAAAATCTGAACAATATATAATTTATTGCTTTAAGAATAGGAGTAGTGTTTTCACTAATTAGTGGAACTTCTTCTTGAAATGGATCATCCATACAAACAATTACTACATTAATGCTTCTTATGTTTCTCTCTAATTCTGGATGTGTAACTGCTAAATATTCTTTAAATCTGTCAATGGAAGAATGTAAAAAAACATCTCGCTTTGTCCAACAATCGAGTGGATTTTCATCAGAATCAACAGAATGTGATAAAATAATACTAATTTGCGTCAAGTTATTTGCAGCAGCTTGTAAAATCATTCTCTCTACAAGAAGAAGATGACCTGGAGTAGGTGGATTCATACGCGCAATAGTTGCAATAATTGTATTTTCCTCATTTCTAAAATTTGTAGGCAAATCAACTAAAGATTCCGATTTGATACCTTTTTCAGTTTCCATTAATATTATTATCTATTATATATTAATATTAAATATTATACAGTATGATGGCGTAAAATTTGATCAGGTTTATTATAGTGTTGTGTCAAAATATGAGCTTTTCTTTTAAAACCAGATGATATTTTGGAACTTACATTTCTAAAATTTGCACTAGATCGGGGTTTTGAACTAACCGAACGAAAAAAAGAACTAGAGTTTCTTCTATCTGATCTAGTTTTTTTTGCAAATAATTTTTGTTTTGATCTAAGTTTTTTAGAATATCCAGAAGATCTTCTACTTGAGTTACTTACGGGTAAATGATACCATTGATCTGTGGGCATTTATAATATACATTTATAAAATAATTATTTTCTATGTTTCCTGTGTTTTTTTGATTTTCTTTGTTTCCTTGATTTTTTTGTATTGCGTTTTGATTTACGTTTTTTAGTATATTTTCCACCACGATTTGGAAGACTATCAAATTTTTCAAACGCATCTTTATTTTCTTCGACAAAATTATTTGCAGCATTTGTTTCATTTACTTTTTTTGCAGCAGCATCGGCTAAACCCATAGCTACCGATCGTTTTTGGCTTTCACCTGTTCGACTTGTAAAATCAATATCCATATAATTACTCAATAAAAAAATAATAATTTATACTAAATAAAATAAATTAACGTTTTATTTCTTTATAAAATTGTCAATTTGCGTTATCCATTCAATGATAATATTTGGATTATGAAATATGTCTTGATTTCCATCTAATTGAAGAAGTCTATAATTTTGCATTTCAATAATCATATTATCATGATATTTATCGCAATTTGTCAAGTAATCCAAAGGAATTCCGCTTTCACCAGTTCTAGAACGTCTTTTAATTCTGTCAAAACAAATGTGTGGGTCAGTTTTAACATATATAATTCCTTCAATTGAATAGTCTTCAATAAATGTGTCAAACCATTTTAGATAAATTTGATAATTCACATCTTCAATAAGCCCAGAATCAAATAACATTTTTGCAAAAACAAGACGATCCGTATGTAAAGAGCGTTCAGTAATAATAATAGCTCCAGGATTTTCCTTAACAATATTTCTTAAAATATGCAATCGTGAAATATATGCCATCATTTGAAAAGGAAACGAATATGTTTTTTGGTCCTGATAAAATTTTTGCAACATGGTGACCCCTTTTGAATCCTTAATATTTTCCCATTCGGAAACGGGTTCGTCTGCAAATACGACATTCGTATTGTTCAAATAATAATTTTTAAGATTATCCAAAAGAGTAGACTTGCCAGAACCAATATTTCCGTCAATAGTGACAATTCTTGCTTTTTGCATTTTTATTTAACTATGTGATTTTATTTATATGTTTTTTATTGAATTCAATTTTAATAATAATAAAAAAAAACAATATAAATAGATTTAAGCAAAAAGAATGGGGTGGTCGGCCAACCATCCACCAAAGTCCGAGTTTAGCTCAATTGGTAGAGCGTTTGACTGTAGTAGTTTATTGATGATATCAAAATGTCGCCTGTTCGATTCAGGCAACTCGGATCCATATGATAATAAATTTTTTTACTATCATATTTATTTAAAAAAAAATTGATTTATAAACAAACTTAAAGGGTAAAATAACAATTATTGTAATCAACCAAATCATGGATCTTAAACAACGTAAACTAAGTAAATCAGAATGGGAATCTATTGAGGTACCTGTTTCCGCAGATGAAGTAGAGGTATTAAATTTAATTATGCGTGGATTTTCCGATGTCACGCTGAAATATAATAAACACAATTCTCTTTTGACATATTTGAAAATTGAGAAATCTGATGAAATGGAGGATTATTTATATAATACTTATTTCTCCAGTAAAATTGGCGATCTTATGAAAAAGTATCATGCCACTTTTATGGCTATTTCTGTAAATCCAAAAACAAAAATTAAAAAGGCTGACATGATTCGACTAGAGAAAAATAGTCCTGCTGCTCTTGAGGCGTCAAAAATTATTTTATATGAACACGTATTGATAAATTTAGTTGAAAACTTGTTAAAATTAAAAAAAAGCAATGGAAATTGGGAGTATTATTATTTTACAATTTATAAATTAGTTAGAAACAGCGTAATTAACATGAATCGCCATATTATTCAAATTGTAAATCAAATTTTGGCAGTATATGAAGATGACGTGGATATGTCAAAGATTGTAGAAAACGCAGTGGACTATATTGAAAAAAATGAAAACATTCTCAAATACAGCGATATGATGCTTTATGATCATCAAAAAGAATTATTTACTTGTTGTAAAAGTGCAATGCCTAAATTAGTTTTGTATATTGCACCGACAGGCACTGGAAAAACGCTATCTCCACTTGGATTATCTGAATCAAAAAAAATAATATTTGTTTGTGCAGCAAGACATGTTGGATTGGCATTGGCAAGAGCGGCTATTTCGGTGAATAAAAAGATTGCATTTGCCTTTGGTTGTTCAAGCGCCGAAGAAATTCGTTTGCACTATTTTGCAGCAAAAGAGTATACAAAAAATTGGAGAACTGGAGGAATTTGGAAAGTAGATAATAGTGTTGGAGACAAAGTGGAGATTATTATTTGTGATATCAAATCTTATATTGCCGCTATGTATTATATGTTGGCATTTAATTCCAAAGAAGATATTATTACTTATTGGGACGAACCAACTATTACTTTGGATTATGATGAACATGAGTTTCACGAAATTATTAAAAAAAATTGGTCGGAAAATGTAATACCAAATGTGGTTCTATCTTCTGCTACTTTGCCAAAAGTGCACGAAATTCCAGAAACAATTAGTGATTTTATGATTAAGTTTCCAGAAGCAAATATTGTTTCTGTCATCAGTCATGATTGTAAAAAAACAATTCCAATCGTTGATAACAATGGTTATGTAATTTTGCCTCATCATATGGCTGCGGATTACGCGACAATGAAAGAAATGGTTGCACATTGTGAAAATTATTTGACTTTGTTGAGATATTTTGACTTGAAGGAACTTGTAAAATTTATAAATTATGTTTTGCAGAACAATTTAGTGCCTTCGAATGTTAAAATTGAGAGGCACTTTGGTTCGCTGGATGAAATTGATATGAAAACCATTAAGTTGTATTATTTGAAACTTTTAAAAAATATTAAGGAGGCGGATTGGTCTAAAGTATACAATCACTTCCTAGAAAATAAGGAAAAACGCATTAAACCAAATGATTATATTGATAATAAAGGAGTTAAGATAAGAAAACATTCAAGTCTTGGTCCAGGAGCTAGTGCAGCTGAAAAAAAAGCACCAGTGTTAGGTGGCGGTCAATTGACAAGAACTATGAGTGTACAAGAACCAGTTTCTGCACAAAATCAAAAAAGTCAGGGTGCAAATACAGGAACTTGCGCTATTTATATTACAACAAAGGATGCATATACTTTGACAGATGGTCCTACAATATTCTTGGCAAATGACATTGAAAAAGTTGCTAAATTTTGTATTCAACAGGCAGCTATTCCTGTAGCAATGATGACAGATATAACTGACAAGATTGATTTTAATAATTCTGTAAATGCAAAAATGAGTAAGCTAGAAAAAATGTTAGAAGATATTCAAGAGCGGTTAGAAGCTAAAGAAGTAACGGATATTTCGCATGCAGATAAAGGTATGATGTCAGGAAAGAAAAAAAAGTCAGATCATAAAATAAATCGTTCTGAAAACGATAATAATTCTTATAGTGAAACTAAGAAAGTTATGCAGGAGTTGGAGCTTTTGCGTTCTATGATTAAAACGGCCAGTTTGAATGAAACATTTGTTCCAAATTCAAGTTCTCATTTGACAAAGTGGGCAGAAGAAATGAATTCAAAGAATGCATTTACAAGTACAATTGAGGACGAAACAATATTAAAAATAATGATGTTGGAAGATGTTGAAAATAGCTGGAAGGTTTTGTTATTAATGGGAATTGGTGTATTTACAAATCATGAAAGCATTGCATATACAGAAATAATGAAGAGTTTGGCAGATCAACAAAAATTATATGTAATAATTGCTTCAAGTGATTACATTTATGGTACAAACTATCAATTTTGTCATGGTTACTTGAGTAAAGATATGAATCTTACGCAAGAAAAAATTATACAAGCTATGGGAAGAATTGGTAGAAATAAAATTCAGCAGGATTACTCGGTAAGATTTCGAGACGACGAACAAATTAAAAAATTGTTTTCAAAAGAGTCAGATAAACCAGAAGTTAGAAATATGAATAGATTATTTGTTACAAGTGAATAAATATAAAAAAATAATTATTAATAATAAATGTACATAACAAAAATTATTTCTTATGTTATCATAAATATTTTTTTTGTAAAGTGCAAGTTTCAAATGCGAATTATGCATACTGCAATATTAAATTTTTTGCCCCAATTAAAACAACATCATTTAGTTTTATTATCAAAAAATGATGGTGTATATTCTATTGATTTTACTCCAGCTGAAGATAGAAGTAGACCAAATATTTTATTAAATTTATTATTAGGAAAAGATGTAAAAGGTGAAATTCGTTTAAGATACATAAAAAATGCAAATATAAAGGAAGATAAAAAAATAATGACAATTTGGGAAAAGCCTTTTACTGAAATGGAATCGCGTACATTAAGTAATTCAATATATAAATCAATAAATGATTCAGAAATAAAAGAACTGATAGATAAATTATTATTATGGGAAATAAAAAACAATCAAACAATGAATTTATATAAAAGAAATTGCCAACATTTTAGCGGATATGCTAAAAAATTAGTGCCTACTGATCTTTATTTGGAAAAATAACAATTGGAAAAGTAAAAATTAAAAGAGTTAACCAAATCTGCATAAGAATTTTAAAGTCTTCTGCTGTCATTTTTCTTTGTTCGGTAGTAGTATTGCGTTGTATAATGCAGTAAGGTAGAGTTTTTATTCCCATTTTGGAATTATTCATATTTTTATTATTTAAAGGTGCAAAGTTAAAAGGGATTCGAATAGGCATTTGACAACTGCATGCAATGTAAGAAAAAAACAATAATACTTTTGTTACAAACATATTAATATATTTGTAATAAAACTTTTAAGTTGATTTTATTATTTATATACGATGCCTGCATATTGGACAACGTGAATGTCCATGAGTTATGCATCCGTCAGAGCATGATTGACAAAATTGATGAGCACAGCCAAATGTTGGATTAATTGTCATGTTTGTTTCTTGGCAAAGCATGCATTCGGGCAATCGTTGAATTGTTCTTGTTCTTGGTCGAATATAAAATGCTAAATAAGGGATTCTATTGAGATACTTTTGCTGGAATGTTATTTGTTCTGGTTCTAAAGCTGGGGCTTCTTCACTTATTCCTGGTTGTCCAGCTTCGACAATATCAATTTCAGAATGGATTTGAAAGTCTTGTCGTGCTTTTCCTCGAATTGTATTTATTAATTGAGATATACTCCAATTGTGTGGTATATTGTAATATTTTGTATTGCATGTATATGCCACTTTGAAATAAACCTTACTTGTCATTTGATGTTCAATCATAGTATTTAACCATCATTAAACGATGATTTCAGTTTCAATTTTTTCATAAATATAATATTTATATGAGTTCATTTAACCCTCTTTCAAAATCAACGTTAATAGTCCACCCTAATTTTTTTACCTTTTCATTGCTAATATAATATCTTTTGTCATTAAAAGGTCTATCGGCAATATAAGTAATCCACTTATCAAAATCATCAGTATTTTTAATTTTATGAATTAACTTTTGAGCAATTTCTAAAACGGAATATTCATAATGATCGTCGCTTCCAATGTTATAAATTTCTCCTAATTGGCCCTTTTCAATAATGCATTCCAATGCACCGCAAACATCAAGTACATGCAAAAAGGCTCTTACATTAGAACCATCGCCTTGAATAGTAACGGGTTGATCTTCTTTTAATAATTTTATAAAACGCGGAATAAGTTTTTCTGGGTATTGATTTGGTCCGTATACATTATTACCACGAGTAATAATAATTGGCATTTTAAAAGAAAAATAATACGACTTTGCAATTAATTCAGCGGCGGCTTTTGTTGCAGCATAAGGATTTGTTGGACACAAAATAGAACTTTCGTTTTTTTTCTCTTCATCATCCATAATCATTGATTCTCCATAAACTTCATCCGTAGAAATATGAATAAACTTTACAATTTTACCATATCTTCTTGCAGTTTCCAAAAGTGTATGCGTTCCAAGTACATTATCATTTGTATATTGTAAAGAATCTTCAAATGAATTTTGCACGTGAGACTGCGCGGCAAAATGAATAATAGTGTCAATTTTATAATTAGAAAGAATATGTGTAAGTAAATCAAAAGAACATAAATTTCCTTTTACTAAATGATATCTATCAGAATTTCTAATTTCTTCGTTAACATTAAATTCATTAGCACAATAATACATTGCATCTAAATTTACAATATTAACATCTTTATTTTTATGGAAATAATAATTAACAAAATTTGATCCAATGAAACCACATCCACCAGTGACTAAAATATTTTTCATTTTAATATAATTATTTTAACATTTTTAAAATTATATTTAAACTCAAACAACGTCCATTTTATCTATATTTTCTCTCATTTTAAATAAAATCTCTCGAACTGAATCTTTAATGTTTTTAACACTTGGATATTTTTCTTGTAATTTATTTGTGTCTAAATAATTATTGGAACGTTTTGACAACAAAATTTGATTTTGTTCTTGAATATCAAAATTTTCCCACTTAAAATTAGGCACCACTATATCTCGATACATTTCTAATATTTCATTATGTGAAACTAGTCCAGGATTAGTTAAATTAATAGTACCTGTTTCATTTTTTAAGGCTAAATCAATCATAACTGGCAATAATTCATTCAAAACTGACATTGAATTAGGAATTGAACAAATTTTTTGATAATTTGTTATTTTTGTAATAAAATTTCTCTCATTTACTTCATCAGTAATTGGCATTCGAATTCGAACATTAAGAGCTGAATTTTCAAAATTATGCATTAACTGATCAGTAAAACCTTTTACAATAGAGTAAGAAGATCCGAAAAAATTAGGTTTGGATTCTTCAGTAAAACCATTTACTTCTTCACCAAAAGGGTGTTGATCATCAAAATCAAAAATACACCCCGTTCCTAAATAAGTAAAATGTATATTTCTTTCTTTACAAAGCATTGCAAGAGAAATTGGAGCAAATAAGTTGTCACGAACATTTTCAACCAACTTTCCTGGTTTTTCCAAATAGTCAATTGTACTAATTTTTTGATTTTCATATGTTCCATGTGTGCGACCAATAAAGCTCATAATGTGAGTTATATTAATATGTGACCAAGATAAACTATCTAATTCAGCTTTAATCGATTCAATATCATCTGCGCGTGAGTTTGAAAGATAAACATATAATGACAATTCTTTTAAAAGCTTTACAACTTTGCTTCCAATCCAACCATTGGCACCAAAAATAAGTATTCTAGGGTTTGTCATACTATTTAAAAGATATTAGTGTTTATCTTTTAAATATTTATTTACATTAATACTTTCTTTGCTTTTTTTTAACCACCTCTTAAACGCAAAACAAGGTGGAGCGTAGATTCCTTTTGAACATTATAATCGGCGAGTGTGCGGCCATCTTCAAGTTGTTTTCCAGCAAAAATTAGACGTTGTTGATCTGGAGGGATTCCTTCTTTTTCTTGAATTTTTGTCTTAATATTTTCAATTGTATCATTTGGTTCAACTTCAAGGGTGATAGTTTTACCAGTTAAAGTTTTAACAAAAATTTGCATTTTATACATTATAGGAAGCAAATTTTTTAAATTGTTTTATTTTTATTCATATTATAAATTGTATAATATGGATTTATTTAAGTTGTTTTAACACAAAAATATATATAAGTATATTTGCAAAGACCACCCAATCCGCTCAATTACTATATGCTAACCCACCCATACCGCTCATAATGCGGAGAACGTTGTAGTTGGTGGCGTAGACACGGACC